AAAATCTTTCTAAGTTTGGCGGCGAAACTGAATCGTCTATAAAGAGCATATATGCTACTGAATTCAAAAAATTCTTTGGTACTGTATTGGGTGGTATAGGTAGTGTTCTTTTTGGAAGCAATGCAATGGCAGGCGACATCCCTTATGATCCTAGTGGTCGTGGTCATGGATATGGCAATGATCCAGATGGTAAAGGATTTTGGGATAAAGGAACAGGTAAAAAGAAACCAAAGTCTAAAGCAGAGAGAGACAAGGCTGCTAAAGCAAAAGATAAGTTTAGAGATGATTATAATAAAGATCATCCGAATGACAAGTTAGATTGGCCAGATGCTTATAAACCAGAACCTGGACAAGGTGACTTATTTCCTGAAGAAGAGAATTTCATGGGCATTCCCATTTCAAAATCTCAGGCGGCTGGATACACTTCAGCAGCTGCACTGATATACGGAATTCCTAAAATGATGAATCAACGCAAGACGGACTTTGCAAAAGCTGGTGCGTTTCAGAAGATGAACATGGCTCAAAACTTTAAGGTGACCACTATGACCAATGCTGGTGGCCCAGCGAACCCATTCAAACCAATACCTCAAGCAAACCCTTCATACTCAAGTGCTAATCCTAAAGGATATTTGAGTATGAACCAAATGGGTGATCTGAAGGGAGCTAAAATGTCCAATAAGATGTTTGAACAAAGAACTGGTATGAAAGGAAGCACGTTGGGGTGGTTGACAGAACACACTTCGAGTAAACATTTCCAACCTGTTGAAACTATGATTAAAGGGTTGAAATTCATTGCAAGTGTACCTTTCCAAGCGTTGATGTTATTGTTACATTCATCTGATGTTGGTGCTGGGTCTGATTTAGTTAATTACATTCCAAATCAGAACCTCACTAATATAATGCCAGGTTCTCCTTTTGGTGGAGGCAAAGGTCAAGGAGGAAACACAATTATTAATAACTCTATTGATAATAGTACAAGTAGTAATAGTGCTGTTGTTCAAGCCTCAATTGCACATGCCCCAGCATTGCCAGAAGGATTACAAGGATATTAATAACAAAAAAAGGGAGTCATAAAGACTCCCTCTAAAGTTTATTGATTAATCAATTTTAACTTTCTGCTAACTTAGCAAAGTAACTCATTGTATCGTCACCGTCATCTGAATCAGCACTCGCGGTGGTAGTATTGTCCCAAGGAATCTCATCTGTGACATTACTAACATCAGCAACTGGAGTTGGCTCTGGTGCAGTGATTGACTCAGCAGTGAAACTTGATGTTCCAGCAGAGCCTCCCGTTACACGTAAGAACTTAGTTTTCAACTCATCATAAGTCTTAAACTTGTCTTCAGCGACTTCGGCGTTCAATGAATACAAATCATTATATAAACTTTCCATTTTGTCTTCATCACTTAACCACTGAGACGGTTCTTCAAAACCAGATTTATCATACTTAATAAATCCATCTGCTTTGCGTGACTTCAATTTGAAATCAGCGCCATTGAATAAATCAAAAACGTTTACTGGAGTCTCATCCTCAAACTCTGGTTGCCCAGCAGCCTGAATCATGTCAAAAATACTTTTGCCGTATTTGAATAAGAATGTCTTACCCTCATTAGCTGGATTATTTGAATCCTTAACAATATAAATGTTAGAAATATACTGTAAACGGCGTTTGCGTGTACGTGCAATTTCTTTATTTGAATCAATACCTGAGTTCCATAATTCAGAATTAGCTTCCGAAACGGGATCTTGTTTATTGATTGTTGTTAATGAATTTTCAATGTACCAACCACCTTGACCTTTAAAACCGTGTGTGTACATTTTGACAAATGGAAAGTCTTCACTATCTGGAGCATCTAAAAAACGAATAATAGCATAACCATTACCTGTTTTATCTCTTTCTAGTTTCCAATATCTATCATCGATATATGAATTTGAACTAGCACCGGATGCTTTGTTCAGTTTATCCATCATTTCTGATACGTTCTTTTTTGATTTACTTCTTTTCTTTAGAGCTGCGAAACCCATAATACTTCTCCTATATTGATTTAAGGTATAATTACCTGTTGATTGTTTTACGTGATGTTTTTATAGAGGTATCACACAACCCTCTAAATTGTTTTATTCTTCTTCAGCAGACTCTTCATCTGCCTCTTCGCCACCAACTGGTTCAGGAGCATCATCACCAGTCATAACTGATTTAATTGCTTGTGCGAACCCAGCACGTGCCATTTCTAAACGTTGAGATTCTTTATCAATTGCCATTAGATGTTCAATAGCAACCTTAGCAATATCTGGTAATGTCTCGATTAGATAATCCTTACCGTCGATTTTTACCGTGTTTCTTTCTTCACTCATTATATACTCCTATATCATTATTTGTTAATATCATTTTATTTATACTTAATCTTTGAACTCATATTTCAATTCTCTAATTAAGTCTAACCCAGATTCAGCAAGGTGGCGAATATCATAATCATTATCAATAGCCGCATTATGCTGAATTCGTGTTAATATGGTTTTAATTGCGTCACACTTTATTTCGCAATCTTCTTTAGTATGTATCATATGGTTATATTATAACATATAAAATGTTATTTGTCAAGTTATCCTATTAAAAAATCTTTGCTGGGCATTATAGATAAAAGCAATTCATTGTAGATTTTCCTTGCCGTATCTGTTGTACTATAATCTAACCTATTTCTTATTGTTATTGTGTTTATCAGATAGGTTATCTTTAATGTTGTTGAATCCAAAAACTCAATCTCTCTCAATGTGTTTTTATCAAAATCAATAACAGTACCACCAATGTCTTCCATATTCATTGTACGAACACTCCTTTCATTAATTTTTCATACTTCTCTTTGTTAAAATTCATGAACTCTGAATATCTGTCAAATTTATACTGAACGACAGGATATATAAATTCATCCTCTATTTCTTTTTTAAATCTTTGACTAAATCCTAACACATTATCCATGATAATATATGTTTCAACTTTAATCATTTTTTGTTGAACAAATCGAAATATAATTGGATGTTCTCCATTTACAACATCAAACAACTCATTAAATTTTAAATCACGTTCAGACAAAAATTCTTTTACATTTTTCAGGTCTTCTACAAATAGATACGTTAGGGATTCTATAATTTTCTTCCAACCAAAGAAGACATTTTCAGATTCTTGGGTGTACATTTCTCCTATATATCTTCCGTCTCCTACAACAAAATTAGCAACATAGAATTGTAATAGTTCATTTTTCTTCCTATCACCTATTATTTCAAAATAATATTTATCCTTTCTCTTATTATATGTTGCTAAACTAACGTGTTTGGATTTGCCATTATACTGGACATAATTATAATTATTGTCCATATTGAAATGTTGTTTTATGTGTACATATAACTCATACGCATCAAATCCTTTCACAGAGGCAATATACTTCCCGATTCATCATCTTGTATTAAGTTATTTTTTATTGCTTCAATTTTGATTTTTTCTTCTAAAATTGGAGAAATTAATCTAGAGATTTGTTTCGGTTCAAGGTCATGTTCTACCATATATTCTGTAATTACATCCATATATGATGATATGCCATCTTTAACTTTATTCTCTATGATTAATTGAAATTCTTGTTGTTTATTCGCTGCTTTCATTATGTATTGTTTCCTATTATGAGGTTACTGTCTTCAATGCTTTTTTAACTACTTCCTTAACTGTTGCTGAATCTTCGCCAAACAAAGTTATGTATTCTACAAGAATAGGACTCTCTTTGGCAGTAACATCGGAATAATTAGTTAATCTTTTACATACACCATGATTCGTGTAAAGTTTTTTTAAATCTAATACGATATCGTTTGCGTATGCTTGAATTTCATCTGGGTCGCTGAGATAGATAATTCTCATTTGTTCTTCACATGCCCCGCTGGGATATAAAGTAATGGGTTGAAATCCAGAACGTTTGATAGTTTGTTCTCTATGAATTAGTTCGTGCTCTACTGTTTGTGCCATTTGGTGTTCCAGGAAGTTCCAACTATCACTATTTATAGTTATTGAATTCGACTCGGAAGATACAATAAGAACTAATTCAATATTCTCAAAGTCTTCCCATTCGTAGGTATTAAAATATCCATTGACCGCAGATTCGTTTTTTGGGAAATTATCTACTGCGTTTAGTGTAACTTCGATTCCCATATCAATAAATTCTTTCTGAACTATCTCAACAAAATCATTATACGTTAATGGAATATTCACTACTTGTTTTTTAATATTTTCAATTCTATTTTTCATATTAATATGTTAAAATAATTCCATCTTCAAATCCACCGAGCAATGCGTGTTTTGATACCTTTGCTCTGATAACCTGTTCTTCTGTGATATCGTTAACCTTCAATAGTGCTTGGAACACTTCATATACATCAGCATATTCATTAACATCTTTCCAATCCGAATCTTCTAGTTCACGAATTTCTTCAAATAATTTATCAATGAGAAACTCACGATACTCTGTGGACTTTGGACTCACCATTGTCAATCTTTCGTCTTCGATATTGTTTACATACTTATCACGAATTAATTTATACATTAGCAGCCTTCCATTGCGTATTGATTAGACATAGACTCTTTATAACCTTTAAGGTATTCTTGATAAAAGTTTTCGTCTTGTGAACGTGTACTTGCTTGAGCAGGTTCATCACGTTCAGCATCTAACCAACCACATTGATAGAAACGATTTTTAGTTCTTAAAAAAGTATCTCTTTTAGTTTTAGTAACAATATTCATTATTTAACCTCCGCGAAAGCTGAAGCAACTGACTCAGCAGTACCACCGAAGAATTCAACATCAGCTCCATCTGGGTTATTAGATGCAACAGTCATGTACCAACCATCCTCATCATACTCAAACCAACCCGTAGAAACAACTTTACCACCATCTTGTTTAAATACAACGTTACCTTCTTCAGTTTTACCAAAGACAACACCGTTAACCTTAGCAAGTATTTTTAATAGTTTCATAATCTTTAACCCCTTTTATTATTTAATATACTACGTATTATACACTAAACTTGGTAGTATGTCAAGACTTATTTGCGAATAATACCGACAATTATTATAGTGTTTCTAATTTCTTATTTACTGAGGTCAAAGCCTCGTATGCCTCTTGGAAGTCTTCTTGTTGTGTCACTTCTTCTGCATAATTTCTCATGTGCCAGACTTTAGCAAGTTGCCTAATTAACTTCTTTTCTAATCCATATTCATCATGAATAACCTGAACAACTTCTTTAATATGTTCCTGTTCTGCTTCAATTCGAGTTTTCGAATCTGAAATTTGTTGTAGTGCTGTGTCTATCTTCTTTAATTCTGCTGGGTTTGATGGCATCATAATTTATTTCTCCTTTTTCATAATATAACATATTTCATATTTCTCTATTTTATTGGAATCTTTATTAGCTTCCAATGGTGGTAGAATCTTAATTTCTTTCACCAACTTAAATCGTTTAGATGCGATTTTCATCATATCGTGTCCCATAGCGTGATGGCGAATTTGTTTCCCCATCACGAATGAAAACACTGCTCCTGGTTTCAATACTGAATCACATTGATTTACAGTTTCTTCCCAATAGTTTTCTAACCATTCCTCATACGACTCATTTAATATTGTACTTTGTTCATCAGAACCTCCATACAATTCCAAATCATAATAAGGTGGACAAAAGAAAACTTTATCATATCCTTCAGAATCGATTTGTTCTGTCATTCTTTCTGATGGAATACAAAATGTCTTTAAGTCATACTGTTCTGTTCCTAACATAGCTGCCATAGGATTATATGGGTGTATTTTATCATAAACACTTTCACACGTTTCCAAAACATCACATTGAACATCAACAATATGAATGTCGGAGTAGTCTTCGCTGTATTGTGTTGCTAGAATAGGACTACACCAAGAGGCAGATGGGATTAATAACTTCTGTTTACTTGAACCAGTTTCTACATATTCGTGTGTCTTTTTCAACAACGACTTATATAATTCTGGAGAAAATACAGA